GTCGCCAATAGTCTCGAAGATACCTTTAGTCTTGTTATGAATATGGTCCACATCATCACTAAGTTCGTTAATACCAGACTTAGCTTTCTTCATATCATTTTGACCGAAGTCAAGAGGCGATTTATCGTCAGCATGAGCGGTTGTTACACCAAATAACTTAGTAAAGGCATCCCATACGTCTTTAACGGACTCAATAATCTTACTAAATGTCTTACCGATACCGTCTCCGATTTGTTTAACCGAGTCGCCGAAGTTCTTGAATGAGAAATCAACACCTTTAAAGTTAGATGAGAAATCGCTAGCAAACTTCTTGACATTGTTCCAAATATCAATAAGGAATTTCTGAACGTCTTCTGGTAGCGAACCGAAGAACTGTTTAAACCATGGGCCGAATGTAGACTTAAACCAATCGATAATTCCAGAGAAAGTGTTCTTGAAACCATCAAAGATTTTAGTCATAGTTGGGCCGTGAACTGTTTCGCCTAGACCTTTCCAGAAGGCATCAAACCAACCGCCAAAGGTTTTGAGCGTGGTTTTATAGTTAGTGAAATCAACTTTAGATTTACCCAGTTCGGTCTTGATGTTATTGGTCATTTCACCGATAAGATTTTTACCATTGGTCAGACCTTCAATAGCGAGTTTAACCACACCAAGTTCGCTAGCCCATTTACGGAAACCGTCGATAGACTTAACGATACCTGGAATAAACCCATCAGCAAAGTTAGCACTCAGAGTTTGTTGGATTTGCTTGAATCCATCTGCCAAATCTGAGAACTTGAAATTACCAATACTGAAACCGGCCAATTTGTTACTCAACCACTCAAATGCTTGTCCTACTGCGTCTACAATAGGTTTAAGGAATGAGAATGAGAATTGGACTTTATCCAGTTTATCGGCGTATTCTCCGAGTGAAGGCCATGTCTTACGAACGACATTACCCAATGATTGGAAGGAGAATGTAGAGTTTTCCAACCATTTTGACAATCCGGCACTTCCTTTAGAGATAGACTCGAAAGGATTAGATGCAAAACTAGCAAGACCGGATTTAATCTTACTAGTATCAGGCATATCGAACTTGAGTCCTTTAAACATGCCTGTAATGTTGCTAGGGATTAGAGAACCCCAGTTAAGGTTCTTATTAAAGTCTTTCCAGCTACGGATTTGTCCATTAATGACACCATCCATATTCGCGTTGAACTGCGCCCAGAAAGTCTTGTAGTTAGTTTTCATAGTTCCGGAGAACGTATTCCAGTCACTACTCATCTTATTCAGATTTTGACGCAGTTTATTTCCGAACTGCCCAGCAGAATTACTCATATTATGGGTAGCTTTGTTGAAATCAGAGAACCCAATAACGAAATCACCCAGCATCTTACCGAATACCGGGAAGCGTTTCATTGCGGTGCCTACACCGAACGCCCAGTCATTAAATCCTTTATAATTCTTATCAAGCGTATTATTAAGAATCTTGAATGGACTCATAAAATGAGCAAAGAACGTTCGAATGTTCTCCCTGGCCTCACGAACACCTGGTATTAATAGTAGGACTGTTTCCCCAAACTTCTTAAGGAAATCAATCACTTTACCGATACCATTTGGAATGGAGTCGAATACACCCATCCAAACTTGAGCGAACTTACCAAGATATTCATTGACTTTAGCCCAGAAACCATGAACAGCATTTGCGACAGTATCGAATACTTTACCGGCTTTCTCAAAGTTGATAAATTTACTAATCACGGTCTCGATAGTCCGGATGACCGAGCTAACCACACTAGACAGCATACCCAAGAACAATACGAAGTTCTTAAACATATGGTCTGGAATAAGGAGTTCGATAATCTTAAGTTTTGCTCCTAATTCAGCGAGAATCCATTTGATTACACCAAATACCGTTTGGAAGATTTGTTTAAATGCTTCAGATTCAGCGGCTCCAAGTTTAATTTTTTCAGTTAAACCTTGAATAAGACGGATTAGCTTCTGACCAAAGTTAATAGTATGATCGTCTCCAAATACAGTACGGAAAGCTTCACCGATCGGCTTCATAATAAGACTTAGTGAGTTAAATGCGGCCTCCATGAGCTCGATAACCTTCTGACGCCCACCTAGATCCACAAAAGATTTAGCGAATTCGGTAGCTTTTTCGCCAGCTGCTGATAATACCTTAGATGCTATATTGCCCCATCTAGTCCAAAAGGCAGTAACTTCTTCACTACCGGCTTGACCAATAAGGGTTTCCCAGAAACGAGCCCACGCACTTGTTACTTGGTCTGAAATTGCTTCAGCAACTTCTCCAAATGTATGGAATTGCTCAGCCATCTCTGAAAGCGTTTTATCGTGAGCCAAAGTATCTAATGACTTAATCAACACTTCATTAGTGAGCCATTGTTGTTCCAATGACGCATTAAATCCTTGAGATACATCGACCGTATGACCCATTTCTGTGGCAGTCTGTTGTAAGATTTCTTTGAAACGGATAGTCGCCATACCAGCGTTTTCAACAGATTTCCAGTTTTGGAGATTCATATAGCCCATTTGCAGGGCTTGTTGTACACCGAACTGCAATGACCTATTGAAACCATCTGTAGTAGCACCAGCAGATGCTGCCAAGTTACCCCAACCTTTTAGGGCGACGTTTGCATCTTCCAACTTAACACCAGCATTTACGAACTGGGCCAAAGAGCTATGCATCTGTTTAACAGAGTATTTAGTCGTTTCCGCGTAGTGTTGTAGGTCATCTAAGGCGTGGGTAATGTTGCCCATCTCAGACTTGCCAAGCGCCGCAACCAGCATATTTACCGAGTTAATCTTATCTTCAAACTGTCCGAAACCTTGTTTTACTGGCGCAATAGCATTCATAACACTACGTCCAAGATTTGTTACAATAGATAGACCGGCTTGAACTGCAGATGCAGCAATATTACCTAACGCTACCGTTGCGATAGATTGTAGGAAACTAAACCCTTGTCCGGATTGTTCCACACGGTCTCCCATCTCCTCAATCGCTTGAGCTGCTTGTTGGGTGCCACTAGATACTGGAGAAATAAACCCTAATACGCTAGACGCAAAGGTTCCAAATCCGCCTGTAGTCCTAGTTAGAGAACCGGCTACTTTATCAAACGCTCCAATGAATACGTCACCAATTTTAGGCGCTTTATCCATCAACTCAATCAGAGATTTAGAGAGACTTTTAGCGGATTTCTCGATATTAGTAAAACTAGATTTACCATCAGATTTACTCAGGCCTTTATCCAGAGCTTCAAGGGAACTCAAAGACTCTTTAAGACCCTTCTTGAACTGTTCGTTATCAATACCGAGTTTGATAAGACGTTCTTCAATTACTTGTCTACTCAACTATTTTTTCCACCTCCCTCATAACCTCTCTTGCTATATCGTCCACAATTGGCCCTACAAAATTGTTTGCCGGGATATAACCACCAGTACCAGTACCATGCCCATTAACAATCAAGACAACCAATGGTGTTCCATCCGATACTTTCTTTGAATTAGAATAGTATAAATTTAAACCATTTTGACTTTTTTCGCCTTCCATGTCCCATGACGAAGCGGTACTTCCCGAACGCTTAGGTGTAGCAGAGATCAGCCGACTAAGACCTCTTGACCCGATACCGTTAAGGCTAGCTTGTGTTTTATGCATGTTTTCAGCATTAGACAAGGAAGATTTAAGGTTAGATTTTCGGCGGACGGAAGTTACCTTGATTCGCATTTAATCTAGCCTCCTTCATTTGTTGTAGCTTGGCTAGACGTTCTTGGTTAATACGGTCGTATTCAGCCAAGGTCTGCGCCTCTGTTTGTTTCTTCTTAGGAGCGTTGAGTTCACCTATTACATTAAGAAGAGTTAATAGTCTGTGTAAATTCCAGGTCTCACATTCAAACGGGATGCGAGCATTAGCCATATAAGCATAGATTACTTCCGAGGTCATAATCATACCTTGTTTATTGCCCTGGTCGTTCTGCTTAATAGTCGTTGCTGTAGGATTGTCGTTCAGATACATGGACAGTTGGATTACAACATCTTCTGTTAGGTCTGAATAATCAATATCGTCTTCACACATTAGAATAAAGTAGTCATAAAGCTCTCCAGTGGTCTTTTCTTCTCGAGTTAGAAAAGGCTTGCGATAGATTGACTCCCATTCGGTTAGTGTTTTAAGACTATGTTCGAAATGTAAGGTCTTCCCTGGTTTAATAAAGAACTGATTTGTCTCTTCGTTAAAGAACTCCCGATCAGGAGTATCTATAATCAACATAAATATACCTCCATCGAGATAAAAACAAAAGAGAGGCGTAATTTTTTACGCCAAACCTTTATTTCTTCTTGAGCTTAGAAACTTTCTCAGGAACAGTTCCTTTATTTGGGTCGCCAACCAAAGCGCCAAAGAATTTCTGAGTTTCTTTTCCGCCTTCAGCTACGTCTACCATCATGCTAACCATAAGCTCTGAATATGCTTCAGAATTTACGAAGTCTTCCTGAAGCTTCTTGTCTTTACGGAAGGTACGCCCGTCCTCTGATGAACGTTGACCGTATGCCAATTTAAGCACTGACTCAATAAAGTCGAAGATTTCATCCACGTCTTCACGAGCAGTCATCTCTTTAACATACTCATCCCAATCCTTTTTAGCACGTCCCATAATACGCAAAATTTCATCTTTACGCAAGTGGAACCAAAGTTCTTCTGTTACCTCTTTGCCATCAAGCAAGTTTGCGTACTTCACTGTTCTTGAAATCATTATCTATACTCCTTTTGAATTCATTTTGAAATTTTCAGTACCGACATGACCTTAGTCGTCCAACCCCTATCCCGTACTGATTAATTAGCTAGTTATCCTGCAGTAAGACCCAGGATTGCGAATACTTCTTCTGGTTTTGGAAGAGTAGGTTCGCCACTTTCGTCACCATAAAGTTTCTTCTCAAGTTCAGCCAATTTATCCTTGTCAACCAAAGTGCTATTT